CAGGCCATGAAAAAAGCGGCGCAAAAAGTCGGCGAAATGTTTTCGCTTTGACTTTTCCGGCCGCTAACGAGTTGCTCAGAAAGGTTGTGTTCGGTGCGGGATGTCTCCCCCGCGTGCCTGCATTTAAGCAGATTGTCGGAATCGTGTCAACGTTTATTCTTTTAACGTAAACACTAAATCTGGCTGTTCCACCATCCGGCCGGGCAATCGCGATGCCTCGTATTGCTCAAACTGAGACATCCATTGCAGAATCGCTGCCTCTGAATTATCTGGTGTTCCTGTGTAGTGACAAAAGCCAGCCCCGTCTGCTTCCAGTTGAATGTAACCGATCATGCCGTCGTTGATCATCGGTTCGAGCGTCTTGAGAATTGCAAAGTCCATACCTTGAGCATCGATCACCAGACAATCAATCTGTGTGACTCCCAGCATCTGCAGAACATGGTCGAGCCGCACAACTTGCACATGGATCGCTGTGGTGTTGCTGAAATCTACATTCCGCCATGTGCCCTCAGCCTGTGCTGTAATGTTGCCGAGCGACGACGATAGCCCATCAGTGTTATACAGATTAAATACACATTCGCCATGCTCCTCCCCGCAGGCCGCTTCGATCACGATAGCCTTTGGCTGCATTGCGTACCTTTTCCGGCACGCTTCAGCAGCCTGCGGAACCGGCTCAAACATGATCGTGCGATCGTGCATGTCAACAACACAATCCAGTGTTTTGTCTGGCATGTTTTGCCCAACAATTACCGCAGTTCCCATTATCGCTCCTTGTCGTACCAGCCCTATCGTCCAAACATCGCCTTGATCTGCTGTAATCGTATTTCGCGCGATGCAATCGTTGCTGGCGTCCGACTTCCTGCCGTTGGCTCGTTGGTCTTTTCGCCTTCCGGCTTGCTGCCATACATCGCCTTTGCGAACTTTGGAGCGTCTACGACAATATCTCCGACCTCTGTCGCAAACCCGGCCGCAACTGCTTCTTGTGCCGTGTACCACGTTTCCGCGTCGAGAATGGCAACTATCTTCTTGCGGTCCTTTTTTGTCCGGTCCATGTAGGCGTCCAGAATCGAATCACGATACTTGTCGAGAACGTCAGCCGTCTTCCGAAGCTCGGCGGCACTTCCCATCGCCATCGTCCACGGATTGTGAACCATCATCATGGCGTTTTTCGCCATCACGACGCGATCACCAGCCATTGCAATATAGCTGGCAATTGAATACGCCGACGAATCGACGACAACATCGACGCCGCCCTGATGTCGCTTTAGTGCGTTAAAGATTGCCCGACCTTCGTCCACGCTTCCGCCAGGAGATGAAATTCGCAATGTGATTCTTCGGCCTGACATCTTTGCCAGGTCTGGCAATACTGTCGCCGCGTCAATCATTCCCCACATGGAAGAGCCGATTGCGTCGTAGAGAAAAATTTCGCCGGTTTCCTGATCAGCTTGGTACATGGTTGGCAACCTTTTCGACTAAGGAGTCATGAACGAAAATTGAGTTGACTCGTGTCGTCCCGAGTCGCGTGTAATTGAAATCACAAGCAATCGAATAAATGGTTTCGGCGTTGTCTTGAATCTTGAAGCCTCCATCGATCTCAATGCCTAGCAGCCACGCTGGAACACGCCCTACATCATCCGTATTTGCAGGATGACATTTGTCGAAGTGTTCCACCATCAGCATTCTCGGTTTGTGATACGTCAAAATCTGCTCCATGATGACGCGGTCGACGCTGTCAACGTCAATCACGCACAGCATTAAGTTGTCACCAAGGTGGCAACTCGTGTTTAGAACGAACGCTGCGCGAAGATTCGCTTTTGGAAACTTTTTGTGAAGTTTTTCAAGGGACTCTGAATCCCGTTCAAACAGCACGCAATCAAGCCCGTAATTGTAAAACGGTTCGATCGTCAACGGCAGCCCCTCGCCGTCGCCAGCCCCGACTTCAACGCACTGGCCCGGCTTGTTAACTAGGTTCGCCAACGCAACCAAAATTCCCTGTTCACCAAACTGCCATCCGCCTGACGTTTCTGTCAGCCACTCAAACTCACACCGATCGGCCACAAATCCTTCCGTCATACTGTCGCTCCAAGTATGTAGTCCGCCAAATCCTCAACCCGCTCGCCCCACGATGCCGTGAGTTCCCCAACTGCGTCTGGAAGTGCTTTTGCCGCCGTCTTGCTCATGACTTCAATCAAGGCATCCTGTGAGATTCGGCAGTGCTCAGCGGCCGCGTATGGCGTTCCTCCGAGTTGTTCGCAAACATCGCCCAGCGTGTGTTGCCATTTTGCGTAAAACTTTTCAACCGACTGAATCGGCGTTTTTGTTTTGACCGCTGCTGCCACTCGCTGTTGTTCAATAGCCAGCAACGGCCGCAATCGTGAAATTACGGCCATTCGCTGCACTGCTTCCGTCTCTGGATCGTCCTCCGGCTCAGGATCTTCTGGAACGTCCGGCGAATCCTCTTCCATTGGTGCCGTCACTGTGATTGCTGGATTCTGATATTCATCCCCGCCGTCATAGGGATTCATGTCCAGTTTTTCGCGTGCCTCATTCGGGCTGATCACCGTTGCCGCAATTAGCTTCGTCAGGTATTCGGCCTGTTTCAGCGGGTCCATTCTCATCAGTGCGTTTGTGTTGAACTTGAAATAGTGCGTTTCGCTCGTCAACTGGCGTTCCGTCAGCAGTGATCGATTGCAAGCTGCCTCAATGTGAACCAGCCATCGGTTAAGGCAGTTCGTCAGGTATGCCAGATGCTTCTCTGCCAAACTGTTGTAAGACACTGACGAATCATCGCCAAGGATCTCTTCTAGGCAGAACCACATCGCAGCCTCTTGCCGCTGAAATAGCCGTTGCTCAATCCACTGCGAATCCTTGCCGCTCATGGAAACCATGTTTGCCTTAATACCTTCGCGAAGCATCGCCGTTTTGCCAGTGTTCTCTGCCCCGTCGTGAGCTTCGCGAAACATCGATAAGAATTTCTTTGCTTCCTCTTCATTACGGAACATTCCGCCAGGAGCTTCGAGAATTAGAGATCCGCTGAATCCCTTTTTGGCAAGGTTTCGAACTTGATCCTCTGCCGATAATCCAGCGTCAAGACTGTTGCTCATGACCGCAGACGCATTTAATCCAGCAAGGCCACTAAAGCTCAGGCCATGCACAAAAAACACGTCTTCATCCGGAAACCAAACCGTTTGACTATCCTCGGTCACTCCGAGTTTTGCTGCCAATGGCTCGTGCTTACACAAAACAGTGCCGTGCCATCGCTTGCCCTCGAACCATTCGCTGCTTGAACGGTCTGGCAACATTGGCCACAACGCAACTGGCCGTCCGCCTTCGCGCTCAACAACGCATCGCCAGTTGCCGTACAACAGAAGACTCGGTGCGCCAAACATTTTCCACTCTGGAGCAGTCTGGTAGTCGTTTGGCCGCGTGTGTACGATCTTATGGCCGGCATGAGAACGCTCAATGCTGCTGCCGCGTTCCAGCCTGCGATGGCAGTTGATAGGCAGTTGCGAAAAGTGCCCGGCAATTTTGTTTACTGCATACCAAACTGGTGCATATTCGATCGCCCTGCGTGGCGTTAACTTAGCAGTGCCAAACTCCGGCGAAGTGCCGAAAAAGGCACCCAACCCTGAGCCAACTCGTGTGATAAAACGTCGAAACAGTTCCATATTTGGGCCTTCAAACGATGAATAAAGAACCTGTCGGACGCGATGGAGCCAGCATGGCCAATCTAATGCCCATCACCAAAGCCACGGCAGCGTCGATCTTCTCGCTCGAATTCCGCTTATCTGGCATCATTTTACCTTGTGCGTTGCTGGTTGTCATCATGTTTAGAGCACACCAGCGGAGGATGTTGTCAGACTTTTCTGGTACAAATCTGTTTTCTCTAATTGCTGCCGATAGTTCCTGCATCGGCTCGTGGAACTGAAAGCAGTTCTGTGGCATTTTCACTACGTCTAAACCGGCTTGTGATAACTCATCCCCGAGCTGTGCTGCGTTGTACGGATCGTATGCCACCGCCCGAACACCGAGTTCGTCTGCCACTTGTAGAAAGTCGTCTCGCAACGCTGCGACCACATACCGCGACACCGTGAGTTCGCCTCGAGCAATCCATCCGGCCCACGGTTGCTTCTTTAAATCGCGTTTGGTTTCATCGACGATGAACGATCGCGTGAATGCCTCGTAACGCCAGATGGTTTTGCCTTCCTCATCTTCATCGATTGGAAACCTAGCGACCACCGCAAAGGATGCAAGGTCATCACGGCCGCCTAAGTCAATTCCTGCAGTGATCGCGTCTGCATGTCGCCACGATGACAGCGTGTCGGCCATGTCGTCCCAATCGGCTGGCAAAATAAACCGCTCGTAGGCAGACACCTTGCGATTGCAGTGATACCGGGTGAATCGATTTAGTTCGACCGGCGACGTTTTCGCCTTTGCGGCTGCCTCGCGCAGAGACTCAAGACCAATTGAGACATTGATATTTGGGTTTGCCTTTGGCCACAACGACTCATTCAAAGCATCGTCGTTTTCATCGAGTTCAAAAATGTATGAAAAGTATGATTCGTCAACGAACTCCCCACGAACAACGCCTGTTGCGTAGTCGTAATCTTCCTGCCACAACTGGCTTGTGTCATCTCCGGCCGTCGTAAAGTCCCCGATTAGTGGCTGCGAGCGGTTTCCAGATCCAGTCATCATCGTATCGTAGAACTTCCGGTGATGCTCTCTCCATGCGTGTTTCTCGTCCATCAACACCATGTGAGGGTTCAATCCGTCAAACGGCTTGTCGCTGCCAATGCAATGAATATAGCCTTTGTTATGATTGAACGTGATTTGCTTGTTGATCGGTGTCGAAAGAGCCTTGACGTGTTCCGACTGGCCCCGCATTCGCTCAATCTCGGCATACATCACTTTCTGAACCTGCTCCTTTTTCGTGGCACAAAGTACAACTTCTGCCACATCTTCTGGCCTCCCGGTGAATGGATTTACGTCTGACATCGCTCCAAGTAGGGCGATCCCAGCTCCGAGAGTTGATTTGCCGTTCTTGCGTGCCATCGTCCAAAAGAATCTGCGAAAGCGTCTTGTGCGGTCCCCACATCGTTTCCAGCCAAAAATGTTCCACACGCCGAACAACTGCCAAGGTTCCAGCTCGAACGGTTTTCCGGAACACTTGCCGATTGAGTGTTTCAAGATTTCAGGGAAAAAGTCGCAGCAGGCCGACGCCACATCGAGCGAAAAGTAATACGGGAAATCCGGGCTGTTCTGTCGCTCAAGATCGTCCACATATCGCTGCACTGCTGCCCGATGCGAAACACACGACACAATGCGACCGCTTAGCACGTCCTTGACGTACTTATCGACGGCTTTATGTGTGTCGCTCTTACGCTTCATCCTCGCCCCATCCTTGCCATTATTTTGGCGAACGGATCTTCCTTTTTGTCATCCAGCTTTAGGCTTGTCAGTTTTTGACGACTTGCTGGCGTAAGGCCCAACTCTGGCAGCAGCTTGTTGAGTTGCTCGCGGAACTTATTCATTTCCGACACGTAGGCGTTTCGCGTTATTGTTCTGTTGCCATCTTTGTCAAAACCTTCAATTGCGAGTCCGGTCTCAGCAACTTTTTCGCGGGCTTCCATCCATTTCGCATAGGTCGTGCAATATGCCACGAGCACTTCGCGAGTATCAGATGACAACACGCCGTTCGCTTTAAGGTCCACACTCAGCTCGTTCCACTTTTGTGTTTCCACCTCGCCGAACCAGTCAGGCATTTCTGGCGATAGTCCATCTGCTTTTGGCGCAGACTTGTTTTGCCGCTTTGGATTTTTCCGGAATGCCCCTGTTGCGTGCTTGACTTCTGCTGCCAGTGGTTTTCGTCCTCGTGCCATTTCCTAAAACCTCAATTTTGTGGAGATATGCGTGTGGG